GGAGATAAATTCATGAGAAAATTAGAAGCTGGTGATAAAGAGTCACGTCAGAAATGGGCTTCGTTAATTAAAAAACGTAGACAAACAGGAGAACCTTATATTATGTATCGAGGTAATGTTAATAAAACTAATCCAGAATCGTATAAAAAAAATGGTCTTAAAGTTTATATGACTAATATATGTTCTGAAATTGTTTTACATACTGATGAGAATCATTCATTTGTTTGTTGTTTGAGTTCTTTGAACCTTGCAAAATATGATGAGTGGAAAGATACTGATTTAATTTATACCGCAACTTGGTTTTTAGATGGTGTCCTTGAAGAGTTTTTACAAAAAGCTAAATACAGAAAAGGTTTTGAAAACGCTGTTAGAAGTGCTGAAAAAGGAAGAGCTTTAGGTTTAGGTGTTTTAGGATGGCATACATTCTTACAGAAAAGAGGAATCCCTTTTGAAGGTCTTCCCGCTCAATTTGAAACCCGTAGGATTTTTGGTCAAATAAAAACAGAATCTGAACAAGCTTCTAGAGACTTAGCTACAGAATATGGTGAACCACTATGGTGTGTAGGTACTGGTTTTAGGAATAGTCACTTAAGAGCGGTAGCACCTACAGTGTCTAACTCAAAATTAGCGGGGGGAGTAAGTTCTGGTATTGAACCACTACCCGCAAATGTATATACGGACCAGAGTGCTAAAGGAACTTTTATTAGAAAAAATAGAGAGTTAGAAAAAGTATTTAGAAAAATAGGTATAAATAATAAAGAAACTTGGGACAAAATATTAGCTGACGGTGGTAGTGTACAAGACATTGCAGAATTAGATAATTGGGGTTACGTAAATGGTAAAATCACTAATATAAAAGAAAAAGAAAACACACATATGGATTTTGTACCAGTAAAAGAGGTTTTTAAAACTTTTAAAGAAGTAAATCAGTTAGAGTTGGTTAGACAAGCTGGTGTAAGACAACAATTTGTTGACCAAGCGGTGTCGTTAAATTTGGCTTTTCCCAAAGAGGCAACACCAAAATGGATAAATCAAGTGCACCTTGAAGCCTGGAGACAGGGAGTCAAAACACTATATTATGTTAGGACTGAAAGTGTGTTAAGGGGTGATATCGCGGCAAAAGCAATGGAAGAGTGTGTTAGTTGTGAAGGTTAGTATTTATTAATATGTGTTTAAAATTTGAAAAAGAAGATTTTTATTTAGATAAAAATAATAAAATGGTACTTACAGAAAAGTATCATATAAAAAAAGGTTCTTGTTGTGGTGGTAAATGTAAGCATTGTCCTTATTGGCCACCATACCAAAAGTCTAATACTGTTTTAAAAGAAAATGTATAAACTAGACTTACACGGTTACAAGATAGGTAATACTATAGATGTTGTGGATTCTTTTATATATGACCACATACAATTTGGGAGTAAAAAATTAGAAATTGTAACTGGTGATAGTAAAGTCGTTAAAGGGGTTGTAAAAGAAGTGGTGGAAAACTACGGACTAAATTGTAAACCACACTTATATAATTCAAATGTATTAACAATTACACTATAGATTTTAAGTTTAAAGTATTTATAAATAAAAAACAATGCCGACTTCTTCAACATATGGAATAGATTTTCCTTTTCAGGACAGTAGAGATGGTTACTATTTACAACTTACTCCCACTACTGAAGATGAAATAAAAGCAAATTTAATTCATTTGTTATTAACTAGAAAAGGTAGTAGATATTTTTTACCAGATTTTGGAACTACCTTATATGAATATATTTTTGAACCTTTGGATAATATTACTTTCGACTCCATTCAATCTGAAATTAGAGAACAAGTAATTAAGTACATACCCAACCTCAAAATAGATAATATTAAAATAGAACCAGCATTAGAAGCTGAGGAATTACCAGGTACTGTTGTAGCTGATAATGACCCTAGAGTTTATAGGGTAGCTGGTCAAGGTACTAAAGAACACACCGCAAAAGTAACTTTAGAATTTACAATTACTAATGAAGCTTTTGAAACTAAAGATTTTGTAATAATAAATTTATAATATGGCTAATAATAAAATATCGTACAGTGAAAGAGATTTTGTAGGGATAAGAAATGAACTATTAACGTATGTACAACAACAATATCCCGATTTAATACAGAACGCTAATGACGCTTCCATCTTTTCTGTATTTTTAGATTTAAACGCTGCGGTTGCAGACAATTTACATTACCATATAGACAGGTCTTTACAAGAGACAGTATTACAATATGCAAATCAAAGGTCTTCCCTATATAATATAGCTAGAACATATGGTTTAAAATTACCAGGTAATCGACCATCTGTTTCTGTTTGTGATTTTTCACTTACCGTTCCTATATTACAAACTTCTGGTGGAGGAGATAAGGAAGATTTTAGATATTTGGGCACATTAAGGAGAGGTTCACAAGTCGTGGGTGCTGGACAAGTGTTTGAAAATGTACACGATGTAGATTTTTCATTACCATTTGACTCTACAGGGTTCCCTAACAGAACCAAAGTACCAAACTTTGACGCTAATGGTAACATAGTAAGTTACACCATAACCAAAAGAGAAGTGGTGGTTAACGGTATTACCAAAGTATTCAAAAAAGTTATAACAGATGTTAATGTTTCACCATTTTTAAAAATATTTTTACCTGAAAAAAATGTACTAGGTGTTACAGGAGTCATACAAAAAGACGGAACTAATATACAAGCTATACCTAAAGCTACTGAATTTTTAACTTCTGATAATAAATGGTATGAAGTAGATGCTTTAGCTCAAGATAAAGTTTTTATGGTAGACACCACTAAACCTTCTGATTTACCTGGTGTTAAAGTTGGTAAATGGGAAAGTGTTAATCAGAGATTTATAACTGAATACACCCCTGAAGGTTTCTTTTATCTTACATTAGGTGGTGGTACTAGTAGTGGTCAAGATAGTCTAGATGACTTCACCCAACAAGGACTCGCTATGGATTTAAGTAAATATATGAATAACCTATCTTTAGGTAGTACACCTAAAAGTAATAGTACTATTTTTATTCAATATAGAGTCGGAGGTGGTAAAACCACAAACGTCGGCCCAAATAGTATAACCAACCTAGGGACCATAGATTTTGTAATAAATGGGCCTAATAATAATATAAACCAATCAGTACAAAACTCACTACAAGTTAATAATGTGACTGCCGCGGTAGGTGGGGCTAACCAACCTAGTGTGGAAGAAGTTAGAAATTACGTTGGTTTTAATTTTGCTGCACAAAAAAGAGCGGTAACTATACAAGATTATAAATCATTAATTGATACTATGCCTTCAGTATTTGGTGCTCCAGCAAAGTGTGGTATAATGGAGATTGAAAATAAAATAATCGTTAACTTGCTTTCTTATAATACAGACGGTAGTCTAACTTCCAGAGTAAGTACTACTTTAATGGAAAATATAGCTAATTATTTATCTGACTTTAGAATGTTAAATGATTATATCGTGGTTTCACCAGCACAAGTAATAGATTTAGGGGTCGAAATGGATTTATTAATAGACCCTTCATTTAATAGCGGGGTTATAATTAGTAACGTAATTAATACGACACAATCCTTCTTTTCACCTAACAATAGAGAAATGGGTAAAGACCTTTTTGTTGGTGAATTAACCAAAAACATTTCATCTCAGGATGGGGTAATAAATTTAATTGACCTAAGATTATATAATAAAGTCGGTGGTCAGTACTCTAGTAATGAAGTATCACAAAGATACTCTGACCCAGCAACTAAACAAATAGAATTAATTGACGGAGTGGTGTTTTCACAACCAACCCAGTCATTCCAAGTGAAATTCCCAACAAAAGATATTGTGGTAAGAGTTAAATCTACATTACAAGCTACAGTATCATAATAGGTTTACATATTTGTCCTTTAGTTTAAATTTGATTTTAACTACATAACTATTTATTTTATAAAAGAAAGTGTATGGCAAAATCATATAGGATAAAAGCAGAAACCAATTCGGACAAACACATACAATTAACATTAGAACAAGATTTCGACCAATTAGAAATACTAAGTCTTAAAATTGTTAAGTCTGATGTCTATGCACGAATGTGTGCGGATTATGGTGTGATTGTAGGTAGAGCTCTTGCCAACGGTGGTTTTGGAATACCTAATGCTAAAATTTCTATATTTGTACCTATTAGTGAGGAAGACGAACTAGACCCAGTTATTTCTGAACTATACCCTTATAAAACAGTAACAGATAAAAATGAAGAAGGTTATAGATATAACCTTTTACCTAAAGAGTCTGAAAGTTGTAATCACAAAGCTACTGGTAGTTTTTTTACAGCTAAAGAAGCTATAAATAATCCTATTGTATTAGAAGTTTTTGAAAAATATTACAAATATACTACTAAAACTAATGAAAGTGGTGATTATATGTTATGGGGTGTTCCTCTAGGTAATCAAAATATTCACGCAAGTATTGACGTTAGTGATATTGGATGTTATTCCATGAGACCTTATCAATTTATTAGACAAGGACTTAGTCCTAGTCAATTTGAAAGTTCTTTAGATTTTAAAACATCCGAAAACTTAGACACTTTACCACAAATTGTTATACAAAATAAAGCTGTTGAAGTTGTTCCTTTTTGGGGTGATGACGAATTGTGTGGTATAGGTATTACAAGAATGGATTTTGATTTAAGGGATTCTGGTGTGGAGATAATACCTAGCGCTACATTTATGGGTTCAGTTATAACAGATAACGATAACAACTATGTAGATATAAGTGGAGCACCAAGTAAGAAACAAGGTTCCATGTGTGACTTAACTACTGGGACTGGAACAATAGAAGCTATAAGACATACTATTATTAAAGATGATGAAGGGTGCCCTACTTTAGAAAATTTTACATTAGATAATGGAGGTAAAGTAATTGATGGAAATGGAGCTTGGGTAACACAGTTACCCATGAATTTAGATTTTTTAGTTACTAATGAATATGGTGAACAGATTATATCCTCAGACCCAAAAGTAGGTATACCTACTAGAGCAAGGTACAGATTTAGGGTAACTTTAGATGCGTCTGGTGGTGAAGTTAGGAGTGGTAGGTATCTGGTACCTAATCTTAGAGAATATAATGACAATATTGACGCTTCATATACTTTTTCTGAAAATTTTGAAGACTATCCAGACCCAGCACCCGTCTTAAATTCACCAGCGTACCAAGCTTCTGATTATTTTTATGAATTTAGACCTAATAGAGTTTATACTGTAAGTAGTTTTATTGACAACTATAGGTTAAATATACGAAAAGGAAGTGCTTTAACGACAGCTAATAGTAGGTGGAGATTTTTAGGTATAAAATCTATTAACCCTTCACCAGATAGTCCTTGTCCAAATAACCAATTCCCTGTCAATGACGCATTTAGAGGAGGTAGTTTATCGTTCGCCACTCAACAAATCAATAGAGTAGTTCAATTAATAACGATATTATTAGGAGCTTTTGCAGGTGGGGTAAGTTTATTAATGATGGTCTATCAGTATGTAAACTACTGTAATGATTCTTCAGCAGAAATGACTCAAGCAATTGCATCTATCGCGGTAGTAGCAAACCCATTTGACGCATCCATCGCTGCTTCATTATTTGCAGCTAGTCTATCCACCTGGATACCCACACTTATTATGTGTATTTTGTTATTAATATTTTTTTATTTCCCCTTAGCTTACAGTATTATACATAGTTTTTATGTTGTTAGAAGAATTTTCAATTACCCTAACTGTGAACCTTGTTATTGTGGAAGTAGTTATGAGTTTAAATTAGACCCGATATTGGGAATATTTGTGTCCGACGAACAAAAAGTACAAGAAACTCTTGCAGACGCACCAGAATATGTTAATGATTGTAATAATGAACCTTACATGGTAGGATTTGGACCAAAAGATAGCAATGGAGATGAGGTACAAAATGCACTATTTTGGAAAGGTGACCCAAATAGACCAGGAAAACCTAAAGGTTGTTATGTCCTACAATGGAGAAAATCAGTTTGGAATACTTTTATTATCGCTATGAGTGCTATCACTGTCGCTTCAGCTATTCCTTATGGTGGTTCATCTATATTATTAGGTGTTGCTTTAGGTAGTGGTCTCGTATTATTAGGTTTTATTATAACTAGTATATATCACATGTATAGAAGTTTAAATCAATGGAGAATATTAGCTAATATATATAGTGGATTATGTGAGGGTATATTTAATATGAAATTTAGTAATAATTGGATAAATGGTGTGTTATACCACTATAAATTTTTAAGAAAGAGAAAAAAATTAGACGACTCAGGAAAGTTAATACCAGAGATAGACCAAATTACTAAGTATTCTAAAAGAATTATTTATGAAAAAATAGAAGAAGACAAAAAATACTACTACTATCGCTCTTGTCCTTTTACTGGAGATGAATTTACATTACAATCTACTTTAACTGCAGATAACCCAGCTGATGGGAAACAACAAAAATATGGTATTAATTTCCCTACAACAATAATGGACTTAGGCCCACTAGACCCATGTATTGACGAAATATGTCAAGAAGAAAAATTATACGATAAAGACAAATGTTATGTGGTAGATAAACTAAAACCTACCAGTTTCCAAAACAGTGAACATTTATTAGGTATGATTGTAGAAAGAAAAATTGCAGCTACTAATAATTTTAAAGAGTTTTTATGGTCTGGAATAAACAAATGGTTTGGTGCAGACTCGGAACCAGGAGCTCCTTTTAATAGAAATCAAGGTAATCAAAGATTTGGAAGTCCTGGTGACGGTGTGAGTACAAGTGCTCCTGGATATTATAGAAACAGAGTTATTGACGGAGATATAGCACAACTACTAGCTACTAATAATATGTTAGGTGTTTCAGTTTTTTCTACAGACACTGACGACCCATATTATGGAGCACCAAACGGAAACCCCACAAACTGGTTTAGTAAATTTATGCCTCAACAATTTAATGCCAATCCTAACAATCCATATCTTTGGGATTTATCAGAACAACCAGGTGAAACTAAAATAACTACCGCGACGACACCATTCCCTTTAGCTACAAGAGATTTTCCTCTAACTATTTGTTTAATGGGTGGAGGTTTCGGTGTACCACACACCCAAGTAGTACCATATTACGAGTGGAGAGTTGCGGGTACAACTTTTGGTACTTATAGTAATGATTATGGGTATCAAGGAGCTACAGGACTGGATGTTATTGGGTATCAACAAGGTCTCTATTATGAAAGACCAGAACCTAATGTTCCAGCTACCTGGGTTAGTCCTTATTTTTATGAAGGAGCACAAACCCCACCAGGTTTTGGTTTTTTTGTAAATTCTATTACTGGTCAAACAGGTGGTTTAGAATCTAGTAGTACCTACAGGTTAGGTACTGGATTGTTTTTTTATTTTGGTCTAAGACCTGGTGGTTCGGCCTATGAAAGGTTTATAAATGAATATTTACCCCCAAAAGATGATGAGTAATCCTTACAGAATAATTCCAGCAGATAAAAAGTATAAAGGTGCTCCACCTGTCGATACCTTGTTAAACGTTAATTTAGAAGAAGATTCTAGAGAACTTATTGAGGGTGATAGAAGTGTACCCCTTAATCTTTCTGTAAGGTATAATACAGAAAGACAAAATTTTTCTAACTATAGACTATACGGTAAAATACAACCCTATATTGACAACGCTTTTTCTGGTACCGCGAGTCAGACAACATCTAATTTAATTTATAGTTTGTATACTATTGGTGATTTTTTTAATGGAGGTAATGTACAATTTAAAGGTTATCCAGAATATAAACATTTTGATTTTTTAAGGTCGGATACTGACGAATCTGTCGCGGAAGAAACTAATTGGAATTTGTATGTTACCATACCCACCTACGATTGTGACGGAGAACAACCAATGTCATATACCCCATTTGAAGGGGGTGACACTTTAAACTTTTTAGCAAACGAAGGTATACCTTTTTATATTAGAAACAGAGTAGTTGGTGGTAAAAAAATATTAGAATTTACTTGTGGTGCACCTCACGGTTTAAAAATGGGTGAATATGTTAGGTTAAATATACCCACTAATCAATACCCAGGTTTTACAAATGGAAAAATAACCTACCCAATTTTTAGTTTAGGGAATAGTAAAAGAAAATCTGACAAACATGTCTTTAATTTATACATCCCTTCTGTTAATAATGGACAATCACCTTTAATTAACGATAATACGTTAGGACTGTTTAAAAGACAAATTAATTTAAATGATAATAGTAGTGTGTCTAGTTATTATGTAATTGAACATGAAATTATTACTGATGTGGAAGATTATACTCTTAATAAATGTGCCTTCGCTGAAGGGGTATTTAAAACAGTAAAAAAGTTCCAGAGTCAATTTGAAAATCCAGACGCTATAGAAAGGGTAGCAATAAAAGAAGATTACCCAACGTACCTATATTCTTTTACTAAAGATATAAATGTCAAAAAATATTTAGATAACTTACAAAGACCTATAACCACACTTTACATAACTGTAATGTTGAGAAATAATTTAGGTTATCTAGATTACCCACCACGTTATGGGTGGGATTGGAATTTTCCTTATAATTTTGCAGACACTAACTTTAGTGGTAATATAGTGAGAGGTCATCCTGGTGACCCACAACCTATTTCTAACATTATTTATACCACTATAGGAAGTTTAAATTCTGGTTTACCTCTAGTTCCTGGTGATAAACTAAGAGGAGCTTTTACTGAATATAATAAGTACGATTTAAAAGAAAGGACTATTAGTGATATTCAGCATAGTTTTAAATTTAATTCTGATATTTTTTATAACTTAGATGGTGAGGGTAGTTATACTTACAAACCACACTATCCAGTCCCTATAAGGACCTATTCTGATTATATAGAAAGTGGTGACCCTAGAAAAATCGCTAATGTTCCTGATTACGCAACTTATTTTGAAATAGAAAAAACTTGGAAATGGAGAGATATATATGATATAGGTTTTGTAGAAGGTAATACGGGAGTAGATTATCCTTTTATAAACGCTTCACATTATCCTATGACAGACATTAGTTTTTTTGTTAATAGATTAATTAGAGCAAATGCATTTATTAATGAAGATACTTATCAGTTAAGTGCAGCAACTAACACAAATGAAAACTTTATAGAGGATGGCTGTGAATAAATTAAGAATAAGGTTAAATCAAAGACAAGACGGTGATTTAAATAGGAGAATTGTAATTCCTCTTAAACACACTACAGATGAGTTTGGCAGGGGTGATTTAATAAAGGACTACGAAGATGGTGTTATAGATACATTGTTAGACCTTAAAAGAGATTATGAAGTCACTCAATATAGCCACGATTATTTTCCTGGAGATAATAAGAATCCTGTAGACCCTAGTCCGAATGCTTTTTACGATTTTAATTTTGGTAATTTGATTAGTCCTAATCCATTTACGTTAACTTATCCTTTATCACCACTAGCTAGTGGAGGATTTAATTCAGACGGTGTAGTACCCTGTTTAGGTCCTAGGTTGGAAGCTCTATACCCTACTAATGCAGAAGCTACTATATATTCTCCTTATAACCCATCTAATAGTAGTACTTGGTACGGTTACGATAATCAAGAATTTACACCAGAACAAACATATCGAAATGAAAAAAGTTTTGTTAAAAGTTTTTTTAAATTAGACTTATATGATAGTCCATTAAGAAACGAACAAAAATTACTCATATCTTTAATTTTAAGTCCTCTTAAGGGAGAAAAAATATTTAGGCCTACATTGGATTTATCTTGTCCAGCTGACGGAAAACCAGACGGTAGGTATAATTGTAAACCAGAAGGGGAAAAATACGTAGTTAAACCTTCTTTTACTTTAAGTCCTATAGATAACAGTGAAGGTTATTACATTTATTGGTTAAAAGAAGAAAGTTTTATTAAAACTACTGTATTTTATATGTCAGCAAAATTTTACAATGGTAAAAGTGGTGAAGTAACACAGTTTTTAAATAAACCACAAAACACCCTACCTAACCCGTTTGTTTTCAAACCAGAAGAAAATTTTTATTATAGGGTTAATTTAAATAGAGATAGGTTCACATATAGTGTTTTTAACACACAAACTAACTCAAGAGTAGGAACCACTACGGATAATCGAATAAAATTTTATCAGTACTTTAATTCACCATAATGGAAGATTACAAATTTAAAATTAAAAGATTATTCTATCCTGGAGAAACAGAAGCTTTAAGTCCTGCCTTACCGTCTACTTATATTTCTCAGACTTCTAGTGGAGTACCATCAGGGCAAAATTGTGGTAATTGTTACTTTAATAACAACGGTTATTGTAATTACTGGAATGCAGAAATTAGAGAAAACTATTGGTGTAAAAAATGGGTAGACCCACAGACAGGTCAAAATGAATTACCATCACCACCACCTTGTTTAACAGGATTTACAGTTCCTATTATAATAACAGAAGATTTTAATGACATTGGTGTTTACACACCGTTTGACGGGTTAGCTATACAAAGAAATGTTATTAATAATTTTTTATATACAGCTGATAATTTATTGGTTACAGTTACGAATACTTCAGATACAGAATTTAAAAGATTTTTAACTTTTGGTAGTTTTAATGTGGATTGGGGTGATGGAAATACCGATATTATGAACAGTAACCCTGCAAATGTCACTCATACTTACTCTACACCTGGAGAATATAAAATCACTGTAAGTCAAGTAAATCCCTGGGGAACTACTAAAATAAGTAAAATTATAAACTTACCTTATACGACTCAAATCAACATACCTAACGTTTTTGGAACCGTAGAAATTAAACCACCTAACGTAGGTTCACCCATAGCTTGTGTGGAAATACCACAAAATTACATTTACAGTGGTGATAGTAATCCAGATGTTTACGACTACTTTAGTTCTAACTATGTTCAAACTCCATTTAGTGTTACAGGCACAACAACTAATAATACACTAGGAATGTTCCAAAGTTACGGAGACGGGTCTTTACCACCTATTGGGCAAAATGTTGCTTTAACTGAAGAGGCTGAAGGATTCATTACTGAAAGTAACGAAGAATATACCGCATATACAATTAATCAAATTAACTACACAGCCTATAGTTTTAATGATGTGTACTTTGCAGCACAAAGTGATGGTTGGAATGTAAACAATCTAGAATGGGAATGTTGTAATGAAGAAGAATATGTGTTAGGTTGTGACTGTAAAGAATTTGGAAAAACAATTCCCAAAGGTTCTTGGGACTCAAATATAGAATACGTACAAGGTACTACCGTCGCTTATGATGGTTGTTGTTGGTATTGTCAACCCAAGAATGCTTTAATTTTTTCTTGTAAATCCACTCCTAATTATGGTAGTCCTGAATGGCAAGCATGTCTACCTTGTAGGGATGAACGTAGGTCTTCTAATATGGAAGTTACCCCCAATGAGGGTACAACAGAATATAATCCTGCTATTAATTTACAAATGGATGAAAAGGTTTACTACCAAGGAAACACATATACATTTAAAGGTACGCGAGTTATAGATGTTACAACTAACACCCAAACCCTAGTTGAGGGCTGTCCTAGTTGGATAGATTTAACTTATGTGGACTCTAATACTCAAGATATAGTACCCTATCAAGACTCAGACGGTGTAGTGTGGGCGGGTGGTTATACAACCAACCCTACATTTAATTTGTCTCATTGGGAAAATATTTCGGGAATAAACTTATTAACGTATTCGTTATGGCAATAAATTTAATAAAAAATGGCTGGTAAGAACGATGGAAAAGGAAATCCTTGTGGTGCTTATTACCCTAATGCGGGTGTAATTGATTTACCAGTAGCCAATAGTGATTGTGCAGGTAATCCTAACAATGGCCATAAAGGGTTTAACACTGGTAATGACGGTGCTTCTAGAGGATTTTGTTGTGATATGATGTCTAGAATAGATGATACCGCACAGTGGAAATATTCGTATAATTATGTCCCTTTTGTTACCGCTTTCGCGATTGGAGGAAATTGTAAAGGATGTCCTAATCAGGTCTGGAGACCACACGTTTCAAGGGAGGGTAGTGGTCTACAAAATGATAGGCAACCATGCAAAACTTTTTGGGGAAGTGGTTGGGAAAAGAGTTGGCACCAATGTTATTTTGGTTTAAATAATGCTTTTGGATGTACTAATCCTAATTCATTTGGAATTATAACTAATAATACAACTCCGGGAAGTAGAGGTTATATTGGTTCACCCAACGGAACATGTCAGTCAAATTGTATGCAATTAACACAAAGTTATTTTGAAGATTGGGCTGTTTCAGGTATTAATACTTCATTAGCTGACTACCCTCCTTGTAATTTTAGTCGAGAAGCTTATTTTGATTGTGAACCACCAGAATATGATAGTCAAGGAAACGCGGGAGCGTCGGGAAGTAAATTAATATGGACTCGTTCTGGTAGTAGGGACCCCAACAATCAATCAAAATCTACTCAAATCTTTATAGGCGGAGTGGGATTTAAACTAAGTCAGGATGGGTTTGAAGGTTATCTACACCCACAAATGAACGATACTAACGCTTGGGGCCAAAAAGGAGGATTAACAAACGACGAATCTCATTTGTGGCACAGAAAAAGTAGTTTTGATATAACAGAAGTAGGTGGACCCACCAGTAGTTTTATGGACTTTGACGGTTGTTGTACATTTGTTAGTTTTGGGTGTAAAGACCCTAATTTCGGTAGTTATAATTCTCAAGCACTATTAAATTGTGATGGGATGTCTCAAACAAATAAAGCAGATTCAAGTGGAAACTGTAATGGTGGTGCTGGCACTTGTTATGGTAATGGATTTAATTGTAGTGTATGTATTGATGATGATGAAACGTCACCCAATTATTTAAATTACTATCCTATGGGTTCACCACAAATTGTAACTACTGGGTACGACCCAGAAAACGGTAATACTTGTTATAAAGAAATATGGGACGCTTGTGGTGGAAGTGGAGAACTTTCAACATCGGCATGGAACCAAATGAATTCAAATAGACCTAACTCTGATTTATACGGTTATGGCCAATTTTGGGATAAAAGTGGTAATGATGTAACAAATAGTGGTGATAAACCACTTTGTCAGTGTAACAATCAAGGTTGTACACTACCAGGTGCCTCTAATTATTCACCACTGAATATTTTAGATTGTGAAGGTAACGCAGTTGACCCTAATGGGACAAATGACGTGTCATGTTGTAACTTTCAAGAATTCGGGTGTGCCGACTCCACCTTCAATAGTGGAAATCAAAATAATTATTTTTGTACTATAGATACTGGACCTGGTAATGCACCAGATAACGCTAATTTTTGTATGGACCCAGCTACAGGTCAACCCTGTGCAGACCCGTCTTTAAATGTTTGGAATTGTGGACCGGTTAGTGGGGTCTCTCCTTTAGGTGGAATACCATTAAACCCTAATTTACCTAACGGTGGATTCGTATCTACCAATCCAGTAGTTACATTAACAGATGATGGTAGTTGTAGTCAAATCACAATACCTGGTTGTAAAGATGATGGTGGGGTGACAAATGGAGGGGTTTGGCCTTCCCCACAATACCCAGGATTTTCAGCTTTAAATTTTAATCAAGATGCTACAATTCATGTACAAGACACATGTGTATATGCATTTGGTTGTGTTGACCCCTTAGCAACTAATTACAACACTACTCCAGTATGTGGTGGATTTAGTTTACAAGCTCAAGCAATGGCAGTAAATGTCCAGAACCCTAACATAAACCCAACCCCACTCCCACAACCAGTAACCGCGAGTTTTGTTTTAAATAATTTAATCCCAGATATAACTTGTTGTGATTATAGTATACCTGGTGAAGGTCCTGGTTGTACAGACCCGAACGCTTTAAACTATAGTCCATTAGCTAATACCGATGATGGAAGTTGTGTATATAGTACGGAAGGTTGTACAGACCCTAACGCTATAAATTTTAACCCTAACGCGACGTTAGATGATGGTAGTTGTTTATACTCTTTAGACTTTCCAGAAGAAGGGACTAATTTCTTAGATGGTTCTTTAATGGAATTATGTAGAGAACCTTTAGTAAAAGAAGAAGTATTAATGAACGTTTGTCAACCAACAGAAATACAATCAGAAGTATTTATTGAAAGAGGTAAACAATCAGTGTTTGAAACAAACCAAAGATTAGGTGAAGTTAGAACTATTGGTGGACTTATAATTTATGGTTATGGGTTTTATAACATAAAAGAACAAATATAATATAAAATGGCTTTAGGTACTTATGGAATTAAAAGATTGTCAGACGTTTCTCCTGAAAATGTTGAAATACTTTCTTTATATACAGAATCACGAGAATCGGTAGAAAATGCTACAATAAAAAAATTAGACGCTAAAAGTATATTGACACCATACTACCACAATACTGAGACAGGAGGAAATACGGGTATTGAACTATTAGGTGGGATGTATAATTTACGATTACCTTTTAATGATTTTAGTAGTAAAGGCATATACAATCTTATAATTAGACCACTAGAAATTAGAACTACAATTACTGATTGTGGGGTACTTTCTTCATTACCTAACGTAAAAGGATTAGTGTTCGACCTAAATAATGTCCCTACTGAATCTAGAAATAAATTTGTAAATAATGGTTTAGTGGGATATAGAATTGAATATTTAAATGAAGACGGTACTAAAATACCTAATTTTTATAGGTTAATCACTTCTTCATTTTTTTGTGAACCTATAACTCAAAATTTAACAAATAGTAACCAAAAAGCTATCAGATATAGATACATTAACGGAGGAAGTAACCTTTTATTTTGTACACTAACACCAACATCAGCTCCTTCAAATAAACCCACTGCTTTACCTTTTATAGGTCAACCAGCACAATCAGTCATAGTAACTAACACACATTTTAATCCAGTACATATTGAAATAGAAATGGTAGACTACGATATAGATAGTTTAGGTATAGCTTTATATGGTAATCAAACCAAGTCACTTAGTGATGGAATCTACACTATTTACGATAGTAGTAATAATATTTATAAACAATATAATTTATACGAAACAAGAGACCAATTTGGAGCACCACTATACGAGGTGAGACAAGATAGAGGTAATAATATAGACTTTACAAAAGCGTTTAATAATATTGCACAACAGTAATGTCAGGACTTTACAACAACAATAGTAATCCTATCCCAGGAAATGGGGCAGATGTATTTGGGGACAAATTGGTCGGTAATCAGTTTGTTGATGGAACATCCCAGTTCACTTTAGGAAACTTTGGTATTACAAGTAATTTCACACAAAAAAACTCTAGAGATTTTTCTTTAGGTAATTTTTCTGAACCTATAAATTTAGAAACTTTACAAATTACAGACATTAGTGAGTCCAAATTACTAGCCTCTAACAAATTAGAAGTTTTTATAAAGTTTGATAGGAGTAAAGTTAGTAATTACACACTTTATGGGTCTCTAAGAGAAAGGTTAAAAGTAGCCGTACAACAAGTTATTAGAAAATTCCCCGCGTCTATGAAGTTCGACCAATTCAGAACTTGGGCAGATTTCTTAAGTGGAGAAACCGCAACAAACATTACTTTTAATCCCAGTACAAACGAAACTAATTTAAACTTAAATTTATATACACTGTTCAACCCATTCGGTTTGGAGTTTACTCAAGCTTCACTAATACCTACAGGTGATGAATTTAATGAATTAAGAAATTTACTTTTTTCGTTTAAAAAATACTCACTATATTTAAACAATGTACAATATCCTTTAAGTTTTATTCAAGCTACTTCTGGTAATACTAATTTAGGTAGTTTAAATATAAAAGTAATAGGAAACCCATTCAGTGGTCAATCTAGTACGGTAGATACTTTTCATATTAAACCAAATACATTAGCTATAGAAGAAAGTTTTGATTCCTTAGAAGATATAGAAAAGTTTTTAGTAGAAAGAAAAAGCAATCCAATATATACCGCTAAATTTCAACAACCCCAAGAGGGAGCTAATGGTGTAATAGTAAAAGGTAAAACGTTCATAACATGGCCTAGTACTGAGGATGGTAATATAATAATTAGTGGTTCTCTTTTTGACGCTTATCTTAGTCAATTATTTGATGTTGCTGACACCTTTGATTCTTACAAAACAAATTTAGTTTCTAGATTTTTAACTACTGCGGCATTTAAAGAATTTGACACTTATGATGAAAAGGTAGATAAAATTTTAAAAATTTACGGTAGAAGTTTTGATGATGTAAAAAAATATATTGATGGTCTAGCTTATATGACTAACGTAACTTACGATAGTCAAAATAACGTACCTAATGAGTTATTAAAAAACTTAGCTCAAACACTAGGATGGGGAACTCCTTCAGCAATTAAAAACGAAGGATTTTTAGATACATTATTTAATAGGAACGAAAATCCAGAGTATCCATCACAGGGTGTAAGTCCTACCCCTTCAGAACTAGATTTTGAACTATATAGAAGATTATTAGTGAATACAGCTTATTTGTTTAAGAGTAAGGGTACAAGAAGAGGTATAGAATTTATGTTAAGGTTTGTAGGAGCACCTGAAGCATTAATAGAATTTAACGAACATGTTTATGTTGCAGGACAACCTATGAACATGCAAAAATTTAAAGAGTTTGAATTAAAAATATCTGGAGGAACATATACTGAAGAACAACCAGTACTTCAAACCTATTTTTCCGCCGCAACAAATTCTTTTCCACCAATAATTGTTACAGGATTTAGTCAGGGTTATGAAACTATAACTAAGAATACTACTGTAAACCCCAGTGCTTTACCAGTAGATAAAGACGGGTACCCCACAATTCCTAAATACGGACCAAACGCTTATTTTCAAGCAGGAGCTGGTTGGTTTGAAGAAACTACAGAACATACAGGAAAAGAAGTGGTGGATTACACTACTTCAGTTTTTACTGGAAATACACCGTTTATTAAAACTAAATTAAATAAATTCACATACGGTGAACCTTATTTACAACTTTACAGAAAATTTCCAGATTCTAAACTAGGTTTCCCTATTGTTAGAACTGTAGACAATAAAAAATCTTGGGTTAAAAAAGACAACAATGATTTTAGATATCTAAATCTTGCTGATAGAGGAACTAACTACCAAACTAAAAATGACAAGTTAGTTATTAATGTAAAAAATGTAGACGTATTTTTAAATGTAGGACAAGGGTTGGAGTGGGATGTCTGGAACCATTCAAGAAGGTATAGTTGTCCTTTCGGACCCAACGCTTTAAGTTCTCCATACCCAGGATACGGGGGCCCAGATTGGACAGAAATTTTAGCTGACGCAACTAAACTATCATTTTTTGAATTTGCACAAAAATTTTGGACTGTTTTAATAAATGTTAAAAACAGACAAACAATAGATGATGGACACGCAGGTGGGTACCCCACCCTTCTTAGTATTTACTTAGACTATATTAATAGTGACCAGACTTGTGGGATACCTAGTAACAAATATACATACGAAAAAATGATTGAGTATGTTGAAAATATGGGTGATTACTGGATTAGATTATTGGAACAACTTATTCCAGCTACTACCATATGGCAAGGTGGAGTTAAATACGAAAATTCAATATTCCATAGATACAAATACGCTTATAAGCATGGGCCATTATGTGATGATTTGGAATGTTTTGGTTCCTTTGTAAATTGCTGTTACCCAATATCTAATGATGTACTTGTTAACGCGTTTTTAGATTGTGGAGGTTTAGAATTTTCAGGAGCTACATGGCATAATAAAATTACTTTAGGTGGTGTAGAGTATACAGGCAATACGTATTATAGTAGTACCACATTATATGACATTCCTAGTACCCAAGAATGGATGCAGGACATGACATATATCTTAAGTGGAATCACACAAGACAGTACAGACTCTAATTCTGGACTAACCTATTATCAAATTAATGATAGTGTAGAACCTAACATGACTTCTATACGTGAACCTAATTGTATCGTAATACAAGGTCCCTGTGAAAACGGTAAAGATATTTGGAACTATAATAATGGTAGTGACGCTCACACATTTAAGACTGAAATTTGTTTAAATATAGAAACTAATCAAGTCTCCCCTACACCAGATAAAGATATTTGGGTATTCTATCTATTCCAAGACTTAGGTGCGTCTCAAACTAACGCCGCGAAAGTTGCTATAGATAATTGGGTTAATAGTTTAGGTACTTCCTATACGGGAAATGTGTACCATTTACCCGTTAAAAACAATAGGTGGCTAAGTTGGGCATCTCTACCAAAAAGTGGTGGTACGATATCTATTGGTACAGGTACTTACTTTACTAATAATGGTTTTACGTTACCACCAGGTAGTGGAGGTTCTAATTACACGATAGACCCCAACGTTAGTGATGACGTTTTAATGATAGGGTTAATTCCGGATAGTCGTAAATCATATAACGGTCAACAAGACCTTAACAGTTGTGGTTACCGTACCCCACAAAATGATATTAGTGACTGGAGTTACGGCACTAACCAACCTACTTCAACGTACCAAACAGATTTTACTGAATTTTCAAATACATTTAATAACTATAATACTTTTCAAGCGTTTATATATCCTGTAATTACAGGTAAACCTCTTCCACAAAGTACCTTAACATTTCCTTTACATCTTTATGGGGCTTTAACCACATCTACGGTTTCACCAGCAGACTTAGTAGAGAACCCAACCGTGACAGCATTAGGGGGTAGCTTAGCAGCAATTACATTTTCTAACCCATATACCGCTCTTACAGCTAATAATTTATCTACTGGGTATAGTGGTCCTGGTCTAGAAAACTTTGGGTTTGGTACTAGTTATGATGCTGGAACCAACATATGTGGAGGACTAACATGTAATGATTTAGGGTTTAATGTTAGTTGTGTTTCAACTCCCCCATACGGTACATTCGACCCATCATATTTTTATACTAACGGAATATTTCAGTCTCAGTTAGCTCAATTTTTAGGGCCTAGTGCCGAAACAACTTCTAACGTATGTGAAATATGTATACCTATTTGTTATAATGATGAATTTATAGATGTTAATCTATATGATTCGTCAGTACAATACAACTATAACGATAAAGTATTAGACTCCCAAGGTAATGTTTATGTGTGGAAAGGTAATGATAATTCTTTTACTGGGTTACCGTCAGTAGATAGTGAATGGGTTTTATTAGGACCTGTAGACGCTATACCGTTTTTAGGTGGTAATAATTTTACTGAAGGTGAAGACTGTGATAATTTTGATGAAGTTATTGAACCACTAGAGGTTACTGGAACTACAATAACAACCAATCCTGAACTATTTAAAGATGGTATTTTTAATGTGGGTGCACAAGATTGTTTTGTGTCAACGTATAGTCCATGTGAAGAATTGGTGGACCCATGTGCTTGTGATGTAACTTACGGAATGTTTGATGTGTCTAGTACTTTATTTGAACTAGGTGATGTGGTTTGTTGTCCAGGTATTCCATCGGAAGGTATAACAGAAAGAAAATGGGTACGTACTGATAATTTTGGAGTTTGTAGAGACGTAGCATTATTTATCCCATCCTTATGTGGGGAAGAACCAACTATACCTAAGTGTTGGAGTTTATGTGACGATGAGACATCGGGTGAAAATAGAACTACTGGTGGGAAGTGGTCTAAAGAACAATTATACCGACCAAATAAAGTCCCGTCACTAATAGTTAATGATTTTGTAGACCCATGTGACCCAGAAGAACCTACAGAACCAACAAACCGTTGTTTGGATTGTGGTGATGGAGATGTTAAATCAATGCTTTTAAGCTTAGATTTTTATGATATAACACCTAATCAAGTACCACCAAAAGTTTTACAATTCGCAATGAATGAAGACCAGTTAGGTGAGATAGCCACTTCAAGTTTTCAATTACCAGGTAATAAAAAACCGTTTAAAAAAGCTAGGATTAATTTATGTTGCTTAGCGGATAAGTTAGTACATTATTTTAGAGTATATAACAGATTGGGTCCAGTACCATCTAACCCACAAGAGATTAGTTATGGTCATGTAGAAGTAAATTACGACATTGAACAGAACACTATCATTGAATTTTATTACCAACCAGGAGTTTTCGGTCTGGGTGGAGATGGTGACGTAATAGATAAGTTATTTATGTACGTACCACCCTCAACCAATCAGATACAATCCACACCCGTTAATATAGTAGACAACCCATCAGTTGGTAACTTTTTATCCACACAATTTACAGAGTTTGCATCATTTTTTACTTCACTTAATGAAATATGTATTCAAATAGGAAGAAAAAATTCTCAACAACAATTGTCCTTTTTTAAACTTAGAAAGTATCCAGATAGTATGTATTTGACAGATAATGGCACTGGTACGGGTAATGTTGAATTTAATGATATATTTGACCGTTATTGGGCATTTAGTAAAACAGGTGGCATGGGCCAGGGACTATATGGGGCGATAGAATCAAAAGAAATAATTAAAGTTGTGGGTTCTACTCAACCAGACTGGGCTTTATTACGAAATAGTAATTTTAGGTATAACTGGGAAATGAGAATGTCCTGTAAAGGTAAAGAATATCAAGACATAAACTTTGTACCTAACATGGTAGATAATTCTGCATTATATACTAATGGTGATGTGCCATTTTCTATGGGTTGTGGAACAGACATGAGAACACCCATAGTTAATCAAAATGAATCCAGTAATAGGGTACCTGTAAGGGTATCAGATTTAGCAACAAAAGGTAACACCTTTAATGTACCAGTAGAAAAAGCTATGGAAGAAACTGGTGTAAACAAGGATAACTTAAAAAATTACGAAGTACGTAGTAGTGAAATGTACATAATAAGTAATACAAATCCTTTAAGACAAAGTAGAAATATAGAATATAATAGTCCTGTAACAATTACTAACACAAACGGACCTACTAGTGAAACTTTTATAGAAAATAATAGAAAAAGAATAAAATTAGGTTGGTTAGATAAAGTAGCTAAAGGTAGTGACAATAATCTTATTATAGAATTTGTAAGTACTGAAAATCAAAGTAGATTTTCTCAAGACATTAAACAAAAATCAGTAGGTAATGGGGTACTAACCTTACCTAACGAAGAAGAACTACCATCATCTAGGAATAGGAGAGAAGAGGATAATGTCAGTTTCTATAACTCAACAGACAATAGAAGTTTAGACATTATAGTTAATGACCCAGATGAACCAACCTCTAGACAATATGTAACTTACACAGATTTGAGAGATTGGGCAATTAATAGTGTTGGTGAAATTAAAGATTTAAGTAATAAACAAATTTTATATACTAGTGGAGGATTAGTTCAAGGATTCCAAATCGGTCCTACATATACTACCAACGTAGCGAATTCTCAATATATTTCAGGTATAGTCCCAATAGGTGATGTAGAAACCGAATTTTTAATTTCCACATTAGGTAGTTTTGATGATTATGTAAGAAATCAAACAGGTAGTACTAGTAGTGGTCTTACCATAAGTTTAAGTGGAATTAATACTAATTATTCTGGTTATACTAACCTCAGTGGTTATACGGATAACCAAGAACAAAATATAAGTCCAGATTTTGTATTTGATATTTCTTTAAAAGGTTCTTCCATGTCATTAGGTTCTAATATAGCTATGTCTGACCCTATAATGGGTGAATTTAGATTAATTGGTGACGATAGAGAACTACATCCTTCAATACCACTACCTTTAGTAGACAGAGAACCGGTATTATTCAACCTAACAAGGCAAGAAGTAAGTGAAGGTGGGGAATATTTTTATTATAAAATACCTAAAACTCAAAATTACCGATTACAATATAAGAGTCATTTAAAGTTAGAGTATTTTGATGAGGGATGGTGTGAATATTTAAATGTGTATCGTAATTTAACTGAAAATACTTTCCCTAATAATGATTATGAATTTAAACAATTGATAAATTCTAGTATTTTATATAATGGTGGGTTTGCGTCAGCACCCGTAGAGTATCAAGAAGGTAATATAGCTAATAATTACACACAACCGTATGGGTACCTGACACCAGTTTTTGGGTATAGTCCTAACCAAGGTTTTGGTAATTTTAATACTACGGTATATATAGAAAAAATTAGTTCAGGTACTACATCAGCTACCACGTTAGGTAAGTATACCGTAGCAAGTAACCCAACTACTACACCTAGTGCGAATGAAACCTTGATTTTACCATACAACGACTCTGATAAATTCACAGATTTATATCAATGTACAGGTACAACAGGTACAACTGCAATCTTTACTAAAGAATGTAATCTTTATATAGATACTGGTTGTGTGACTTTAAATGAAGGTGATGAAGTAAGGTTAAAGGTAGAAATAAATTGGGATTCTACAACTAAAGCCTTTAGTGGCTCCACTACTGGAACTAGTGTTAATTTAACATTAGGTAGTGATTATACTACAACTCCAGAATCTAGACCATGGTTTAGAGTGATTAACAAAGAATGTAATGTAACTACATCTAACAATTATTTGTATTGGCAACCAAACGAAGACAGTGTATTAACTGAATCATTTATAGATGGAAAAAATATTCCCCCATCACCTAATGACAATAAAGGTAAATTAATTCTTTTAAATTCAATAGAAGAAGAAACGAACTATCTGATTCCTAAAGTTAATAAAAATAACTTAAATGATTTGACTTATTTAGATATACCTGCAGAGAAAAATTACAAGGGACCTTTAAAATTAATTCCTACAGCTGAAAAAACAAACAATTGGGTAAAAGCTATTGAAGAAGGCAGAATTACCGACTATAGAATAAACGATGTTAAACTTTTAAACATTAATAAAGGTAGTGAAGTAAAATGGAATATACCAGTTAATGTTAATAATAAAGTTGAAAGTATAAGTTTGGATGACTCCTCTCACACTTTTGTAGTACAATCAACAGTGGGTGTAAAAGGTACTGATAAAAGTTTTGACATAATTAATAGTCTAGAACCTAATATTACAACTGAAAGTATAAAAGAACCAAGTAACGAAAGTGAGACTCTATTAGATAGAGGTACAATATCTTACATTTCTTCAAGACCTTTAGAAGATAGAACTATAGATTTTAGAGAAAATCATACTATAATTAGAGATAAGGTGATAATAGTAGAAAGTGGTGTGTATGATAAAGATACTCCCACACCTACACCTAGTAGGGGAGAATATTGTAAATGTGGTAAAAATACTTATTTAGAAGTTCCTAAAACTAGTAATTATCCTTGTTCTAAATGGTGTTGTGCTACTGACTACAATGGTACTGAATATTATGGGTGTAAAGGTAAAACTCCAGCACAATGGATAGATGGGTTATACAGGGATACTAATATTAGTACTAGACCATTAATAATAACTGAAGGGAAACCTCCAGGAGTAATAAGATTTTAAAAAATAGAAAATGCCGTTCGTAAGTAATTTTAGTTTAACTACCACCAGTACAGCCACAAATCCGTATATCTATAATTTTGATAAAACAAATCAGGTGAGTTCCATTTTAAATAATTGTAATGGTTCTATAACTAATGTGGGTATAACTGGTGGGACACCCCCTTACACTATAACTTGGACAGGACCAGATTCATTTACAGGGAATAGCCTTAACTTAACTAATTTATGTAGTGGAGTTTATACTGCGACTACCAGAGATATTAACTCCCTAACAAATACAGAATATATAGAAATATTAAATTTAAGTGCTGGTACCTTTTCTGCGTCAACTATTGACGGTAGTTGTTTAAATAATATTAATGACTACTGTAAAATTAGAGTTCATAGTTTTAATCATGAACAAAGTAATTTTACTTATAACTTATATAGAGATGGTAATCTACATGAAACATATGAAGGAACCACAGGTAACGAAATATACGATTTTGTAAATTTAGAACCTGGAAATTATACGTTGACTGCCTATGATGGGATTAGTGTGGACTATAATAGTACAGTACCTTCAAACCCATGTTGTTTAGACGGATATACTTTAAATTCAGAAAATTATGGACAAATACTTAATACCTATACTGGTCTTTCTAGTGTAAATATTTTGGACGAGTTTTATAAAATGAACCTAAACAATGGGTTTACCATCAGGTTTGGAACCGGATATGGACCACAACCTAGCTTTACATCTCCAAGAATCGCATTCGAAACTGGCTTAAAACCTGACGGTAGTATAGAAACCGATAACCCATATGTGTGGTTATTTACTGGAGCAACAGCAGACAGAAAAACGGACACCAATTCAGATTGGTACTTGGGAGCTTTAGATTATCCTATGTTGGACGGTCAACAAGCTGGGCCCCCAGGACTTACAGCTGTAGGAGATATAGGTAAATTTTATTTTAATACAAGTATTAATAAGTTTGTTGTTAGAGTACAAGCGACAGGTATTCCTGCAGATTCTTGGGCAACTGTCCACGCTTTTGGAGATAGAGGAAACACATACTCACCCATCGCTAATGACTTGTTAACTGGTAGTACTTTTTATAATACTAGTAGTGCATCAGTCGTTGGTCAAGTTGGGTATACTGTTACCGGAACAACTAACGATTGTTGTGAATGGAGTGATTTAACCTCTACAAGTGATTCCATATTTCTTTTAGATGACAACACAAACTACATGGTTTTTACCTCTAGTGAATGTTCCTATCTTAATTACACACATGAATTTTCTATAGGGTCCTCTAATTCAGATGACGATACAATGGGGGTCATATTAGCAAAATTTGTTGACACATTAGGTGAGTATGGGCCAGTTAATGCCCAACACATTTTAATGTTACAATTTAATAATGTTACTGATGAAAACTGTGTTGGTATCTATAACAATCCTGACCACAACTCTTCTTTTGCTTGGGTAGACCCTAATAGAGAAGTAGTTAATTGTGGAGAAGAAACCATTGTTGGGTGTTCTTCCAGTGATATTACTGGGTTTACTTCTAGTGTATTAACACGACCTAGAGCTAACTCTCCTTTTGCACTTGGTAATTATGGGGGTCAAGGCACTACATTTGTTAGGATAGAAAGAAAAGGACCACTAGGTGAACAATTTAGGATACAAATGACCGACCTAGCTAAATTTAGTGCTGTAGGTACTCAGTTACCATTTAATGCAGATTATGAAATAAACTTTAATTTACTAGATAAAAATACTTGGGAAGGAGAAGGTTTATCAGCTAAAGACAATGATTATGTACCAGAAGATGGATTATATAGGTACCTTGGTTCACAACAAATAGGGTATACACAACAATCCCAAAGAAAAACTTCTATATATAACATAGGATTTACGGGTACCCAATCTAACTTTATTTCAACGACTACTAATTTTGGTGGTAGTCAAACACAACTGTTCCCTTTGTATAACTTTGCGTTACAAGGAGTGCAAATGTCTTTAAATACGGAGTTAGAATTTTATTCGTCTATAGGTGGTGGTGCAGAAGTAGGTAAACCTACGGTACCTAAAGTACAACCTAAACCTAGTGTTTTAATGCAGACAACAGAAATACCTATAGCTAGTTTTACTGGTGGTACAAAAATAAGTGCTGACACATCATCCTACAAAATTTATACTAATGAAGATTATATTGCACAACCAGAAATCGAAACCGATGAGGATGACATTGTAGACCCTTGTATTGAATTAACTTTTAGATGGGATAAAAACAGTACTAATATTATAGACGGGAATATGTTACCCTACTATTCAATACATGCTTATTCACCAGAAAAGAAAAGATTTTTAACCGAAGCCACTAATTTAAGAATTTTTGATAATTCTAAAAATGTAAAATATATAATGGATAATACTAATCAAGTTATAGGTGAGGGATTACAGGTCACTGATTGTGTAAATTTTAAGGGGACACTAACTAATTCAGAATTTTTAGTTAAACCCAATTATATTTTTAAAAATAAATTAGATAATTTAAAAACTAATAGTTGTGGGGTCATACCACCTGTTAGTGGACATACTAGTGGTTATACAGAATCTGAAAGATGGTATGACACTTTTGAAAATAATCCAGATTTAATATTAAAGGGTGGTTTTGATTCCACAGGAAGTTTTTCTTGGGATGAAGATGGTACACAAGTAGCTAGAGAGTATGGGTTATATGACGCTGAAACAGATTTTTATTTTATTACAACACCAAGAGTGGAAGAAGTAAATTTAGACACTTCCGATATAATATATGGTAAACCTAATGAGTGTGGTAGGTTATTAACTGAACAACATGTGGTAATGTCAGCATACACTAGTGGTAGCACTACAATGCCTTTACTAGTTTCAGGAAGTCCGTATAACGTCGTTTTAAATTTTCCAGCTGGAGGAACACCACAAGTTACATTAAACGGTTTAACTTTATTCGCATCTCAAGACGAAGATTTTGACGATAATGGAGATTATTACTTTAATGGTACACAAGTCATAACATTTCAAAGTGATACCCTACAACCAGAAGATTTGATAAACGTCATATATGTACCAGGTACTTTTGAAAAGTCATATTATTTTGATAACTATGTTGTACCCCCAGTAATCCCCAACCTAAGTGCGGATACTTCTGTTAGTGGAAACACTTTATATACAGATGGTTATTATTATTACTTTAAAATGACTTATGACCCAATAGGTGATATAGGATTGGTTTTAAATGGAAGTATTCTCACACAAGATAGTGATTTTAAATTAATTAGTAGTGATACTGTACAATTTACTGGTATCATATACCCTACAGGTTTACAAGAAAATGATGTGATATCACAGTTTTACTTTACTAAACTTACATTACAAGGTACTTCAGGAGTTAAAAACCCTAATGTTGTAGTGGGACTTAGTAGCCAGTATGGTTATACGGATGAATTGATGTTATTAGTAAGGGATGATGAAGGAACTATTGTTTACACAGAAACACAAACATGTGACTTAGAACAATTTGGTTCTTTACGTAAAGTATTTACAATTACGGTACCAGAACCAGGAGAATATACATATAGTGTAATTAGGGTAGTTAAGTACACATTAATAAACGGAGATGAAGTTAGTAATTCTGACACATCACCATCATATAAATTTAAAATACCAGCATCAATATTTTATGGTGTCGCGTAATAAAATTAAAATAAAAATAAGAAACGCTGGATTGTAAATTAAAAGTTCCAGTATTAATATTTATAAAATAAACTAAAAGATGAGTTATATATTAAAAACACCCAGTAGTGGTCTTATAAGTGTTCGATTGACAGACGCGGGAAGGAAAAAACTTTCCCAGGGACAACTTTCAGTAACCCAGTTTCAATTAGGGGATAGTGAATTTTGTTATAATTGTTATAATGATGTTTTGTCTAAATCTAATGGAGTATTTGTAACGGAACCAAAATGGAACGCTCAGAACATTTCTAACGTTTCATACGAATTAAATAAAATGAATGTTATGTATCCTATTCCTTTGTCAGATGTTAATTCTGGTCAAACTTATGGGGTAGTACAACCTAACCCTACAGAACACGCTGTGTACAACACTGCTAGAACCCGTGGATTTTTTACTGGAGATACTACTAATGGATTTTCCGCAATTACCAACTCGTCTTACGTTTACTCATCTAATTGGTGTGCACCTTTCAGTGGATTAACAGGTAGTAGTTTAATGTATTTAATGAGTGGAACGTGTAATTCCATTAATTACACACCTACAGTTGGAGATATAATAATGGTTCAATATAACGGACCTTATCAAAGCCAAACACCACCCTGTGGTGATAATACTTTAAGTGTACCATTAAATAACCCAAGTCCTTATTTGTTTTACAATGTTGTTGCGGCAACTACGGATTTAACTGGTGGTACTATAATTACAAGTGCAAATACAGGGACTACTGAAATAGTAGTCCATTTGGATAGAGCCATACCAGACTTTAGTATGTTTAGTGATAATGGATTATGTGCTCATGTAACCGTTTACCCACATGGGGACATGCTTAATTTTTACGGACAAGACACACCAATACCATACTGGTCACCAGGTTCACTATCTTTTGATAATAATTGTGACGTTTCAGTAGCTGATGTGGATGTTTGGAACATGAATATAAATTGGACTCAGTATTATGATAGTACATTAAACTGGGCTACTGCAGCTGGAACACAGTCATCATATGAAGATGTTAATGGGTATGGTTCAAGTGGGTATTGTAGTAGTAAAGAATATTTAGGTTATAATAACTATGAAGGTCAGTTTGATAG